CCAAAATCTAACTGAAGAAGTTATAGATGCAATGGCTCGTGATTACGACAATCAAACTATCTCGGAGGGTAGAATCTATGTAACTACTAATCCTAACTACAAAGAATAAATATGAAAGAATTATGTAAAGCATACATCTTTTACAAATGGAATCCAAGCGATACCGTATCAGATGTACTAGACAAATGCATAGATGGATTCGATACCATTCATACTGAAGTATCATTCAGAACAGATGGAGTCGTTTTAACTAAAACTGATTGCGAAATATTTGATGCAAACAAACATATACTAAAACTATCTTACGAAGATTTCGTCAATCTTATGATGTCAGATAAGATCGAGGGAGATTTGTACGATTGGGAAGAAGGAGAATAAATATGAAAGAAAATAACGAATCAAAACAAAATACGTATGTTGTCGAGTGGCAAGAGATTGTCACTTACTCAGTCGAAGTTGAAGCTGAGAGCGAAGAAGAAGCTCAATACTTAGCTCAAGAAGATTACGGCTGCGATAATGAAGTTCACTCTAATTACTACGATGGCTCAATACACATAGAAAGGGTGCAAGACTGATGGAATACATAAACGAAAAAGATATGAAATACTTAGAGGAAGATGTTGAAAATCTTATTCTAAGTTGGCTCAAGGACGAGGAAGTCGTAGAAAGCATCACGTCCTTTCAAGAGGAATCAAAGAAAGTCGCTAAGATCATCGCCGAAATGATACCTAGATGGAACAATTTCTCCGAAGAGTACAGAGCTGAGACTGAAGAGTACGACAACTCAGATTATGAATACGAAGTACGAGCTGGAAAATAATCACATCTAGATTTATAGATACACCTATCCTTAAAGGCCACAAGTCACATATGCAACTCATTCGAAACGAACTTGATCCACATCACTTGCAACGCCCGCATCTTATCGAGATGTTATGGCTTTCCGTTGCGACTTTCGCTACGCTAATTGGGGTAGATTCGATGTCTTACCGGTATCGATGTTACCTAATTATACTCAATCTTAAATTGTATGTCAAGCACAAACTAGCAGCACATACTCTAACCAACTGATAATCAAATGAATAAAAATACCACACACGCCGAAAATGAACCCATCTTAACTGAGTTCATTGTAACCGAGACTTACTATATCAAAGCTAGGACTCGTGATGAAGCCTACCAAATGGTAGCAGATAATGATTTCAAATACGATGGGATCAGAAAACATAATGTAAACATAGAAGTAAATTTTTAATATGAAAGAAGATAATACAATACAATTCTACATCTATCCCGATGGATTCGCCGATTCTATGGGATCAGATGAACTCGTCCTAGTCCGTAACAAGCTAGGTTCTGTGGACTCAAAGTTCGTATCGGACTTAGTTGAAGGTGATTACTATTGCAAACGCATACCGGCACCGATCCCACCTAGGAACGCTGACGACATACTTCAATACATAGCCAAAAACGGCCTATCATTCAATTATCTACTTGATGAGGACAAACATAGCTCAGAATACTATAAGGCCGTAGAGGTCATTAAAAAGACTGATTTTGGAGATGATATCGTATGTATTGTGGATCACAGTGATAATTGCATTCGAGATGCCATTGAACCCCTAATGGATATGGAGGAACTATAATGGAACAAGACCCATCTACTTACTCTAGTGATACTCAATCTAAATTCGTTGAGGATTGGGAAGCTAATATAGAAAAGATCGAACACAATCGTAAGATAATGCGAGAAGGTGCTGAGGCCGTAAAGCTATTCAGAATGTTTGGGCTTCTTAAAGACGAGGGTTGTGGAAACCTACGGAAGTGGGAAAGAATCCCATAGCCGCTACTATCTACTTGACAAGTCCTCTCATTCGTGAGAGGGCTTTGTTATGGGAAAAGGAATGCAGCCAAAGAAAGGATACAATCAAAAGAAATATGATGAGAATTATGATTCCATTGATTGGTCAAAAACAAGAAAACCAAAGGAGAATAAAAAATAATGTCTCACTTTTATACCTCAAGTAAGAACCCACAGTTCTTAGAAGATGTCACAACCCCAGCTCAAGCCATCAAAAAAGGACGAGCTTATCCATCTGTTACTACTGTCTTAGGAATAGTAAAAGAAGACTTTCTCGATAATATTTATATGCCTAGAAAGCTAGTCGATCTAGCAAGAGAACATCCCAGTCAGCATTATTCTATTCTTCGTGAGTGGTGCTATGGATTCAGAGAGCATCCATTTACCGGAGAGATGATCTCAAGCAGCGAGTTCGGTACGGCCGTTCACAAACGAATCGAGGATTGGTTGATGGACGGAGAGGGCGAGGCTACTGCTTACGATGATTGGGCAAAGCCTTTCATTGATTGGGTAAATGAAGAGGGTGTGCAAGTTGTTGATTGTGAGTACATTATATCGGATAGTAGATTTAAGATAGCTGGCAGTATAGACTTTATTGGATTAGATAAAGATGAGAAAGTATTTTTAGCGGACTACAAATGCAGAAGCTGCAAAGATGGCAAAGGTAAGTTCTACCCAAAAGATTGTAAGCAACTAGCGATCGAAAGTGTAATGCTCGCAAAGAAACTGAAGCTCGATTACTTTCCGAAAGTACGATCAGTTTGTATTGATACAAACACCGCCGAACACTACCACTACGAATGGTCAGACGATGAATTTAATCATTACTTTGAATGTGCCAAACTCGCCGCCAAAACATATTG